GTGCTCGTGGAGATGGGGGTGTCCGTCAGCAACGAGTCCGTGTACAACGCGGTGGTCGCCCTCGGCGGGAGCTCCAACAGCGACATCCCGCCCGTCTCGGCGGTCGCGATCGACGACAACCCGGCGTCCCCGACGCGCTGGGGCGGGCCGCTGGGGAAGAAGCCGAAGATCCTGGAGCAGGACGAGCTGCTCGGCACCGTCGAGCTCTGCCAGGCGAAGGCCGACCTGCTGCTCCAGTACTACGTGGCGGAGAGCCGCACCCTCGACATGACCGCGCTCCCGAACCCGGCGCTCGAGCCGGGGGACGTGGTCGCCATCTCCATGCTCGACGGGACGGTGGAGAACCACCTCCTGGTGTCGACGAGCATCCCGCTCGGCATCGGGACGTGGACGGCCGACACCCTGTCGACGCGGGCGATCGAGCTGCAGGACATCGAATGATCTCCCTCGTGGACGTGCTCAGCGGCGGCGACCACCAGGTCGTCTGGTTCTCGGCGCGCGTCAAGAGCATCGACACCGTGCACCACCGGCTCGTGCTCGCGCTGGGCGATCCGGCCTCCGAGGACACCCCGACGGTGGAGGGCGCGTCGTACCTGGAGGGGTACTCCCCGCGGGTCGGCGACGTCGTCCAGGCGATCTCCCGGGAGCGGTTCGGCACGCTGGTGCTCGGGAGGACCGCGAGCAAGTGACGAGGGCATAGGATTCCGATGAACCGCCGCCGTGATGCCGCCGCTGCCGCCCCGTAGGAAGGACGAGATGATGTTCCAGGTCGACGACGCCGATCGAGTGCTCCAGTTCGAGGGCGAGCTCCTCGCGCACTCCTCCTCCCACACGCAGGGCGCCCAGCGCTGGGTGGAGTTCGACCTCTACCGGACGTCGGGCGGGTCGTACGTGGTGGCGCGCACCGGGTACAGCGTGCTGTTCCACCGCAAGGGGTGCGACGTGGTCCGCAGGGGGAGGCACTCACCGGCCCCGGCCGCGACCCTCACCGAGGACTCCCGGCCGTGCCCGCTGTGCTCCCCGGAGGTGTCGATGGACCTGGCGAACGAGCTGGTCTACCCGGAGAAGCCGCTGCACTGGGCGCTCGTCTGCAAGACCGCGGACGCGGCCGTCGAGGCGCTGGCGAAGTACGACTCCGACGGGAGCAGGTACTTCACCCACGTCGCGCGGGAGCTGATACGCAGGGCGTCGTCGGTGGACTCCCGGATCAGGACGGCGTACGCTGTAGAGATCGTCGCCTGACATACAGATTACCACACTAATCATCAAGGAAGCATCGGAGGGCCATGTCCGACCTGTTCAGCTCCAGGGTCCACCTCGTCGAGAGCCTCGAGGACGCCATGGCGTTCAAGCGGTGGCTGGGCGAGCGCCACGAGAACGGAGCGATAGCGGTCGACACCGAGACGACCGGGCTCGACCCGAGGGAGCCCGGCGCCGGTATCCGGCTGATCCAGTTCGGCGACACGATGGACGGCTGGGCGCTCCCGTGGGAGGACTGGCGGGGGCTGGCGATGGAGGCCCTGAAGGAGTGGGACGGGCTGTGGGTTTACCACAACCTCGCCTTCGAGCACAAGTGGCTCGTGGAGCACGCGCCCGGCGGGTGGCGCCCGTACCGGGACCGCAGCGTCGACACCATGATCGCGGCGCACATCATCGACCCGCTCGGGTCCGGGGCGCTGAAGCCGCTGTCCACGCGGTACGTGCACCCGAAGGCGGCCGCCGGTCAGAACCTCCTCGGGGACGCGATGTCGAAGAACGGGTGGGGGTGGGGGAACGTCCCGGTGACGTTCGAGCCCTACTGGACCTACGCCGCGATGGACACTATATTGACTGCCCGCTTGTGGGGGGTGTTCAGGGACCGGGTGGCGGACGGGGGGCCGTACCAGGGGGTGTTCGACCTGGAGATGGCGGTGCGGTTCATCGCCTCCCGGATGGAGGAGCGGGGCGCGCGGATCGACCTCGACTACTCCCGGACCCAGCTCCAGCTGCTGGAGGACGAGGCCGACGCCGTCGAGGCGTGGGCCAGGAGGGCGTTCGGCATCCAGATCGGCAGCAACGCGCAGCTCGGCAGGAAGATCATCGAGCTCGGCGGCGAGCTGCTCGACACGACGGCCACCGGGAAGCCGAAGGTCGACAAGTACACGCTCCAGGTGGTGATGGACCCCGAGAACGGCTACCCCGAGGGCGCACGGGTCCTGGCCGAGCAGGCGCTCAGGGCGCGCACCAGGCGCAAGTTCGCATCGACGTACTTCCGGAACTTCGTGGACAAGAGCTACGAGGGGCTGCTGCACGCAGACATCCGGACGCTCGGAGCGCGCACCGGGCGGATGTCGATCTCGGCCCCCGCCCTCCAGCAGGTGCCGAAGACCAGCGCCCTCGTCCGCAACGCGTTCGTCCCGTCCGACGGGTGCGTGCTGGTCACCACCGACTACTCGCAGATCGAGATGCGGATCATGGCGGAGATCTCCGGGGACCGGGACCTCCAGCAGGCGTTCCGCACCGCCGACGCCACCGGCGGGGACTTCTTCGTCGAGATCGGCAGGCAGGTGTACGCCGATCCGGGGTTCAGCAAGAAGGACAAGCGCCGCGGGCTTATAAAGAATACCATGTACGGCCTTGCATACGGGGCCGGGGTGTCCAAGATGGCCGAGTCCGCCGGGGTCCCGTTCGCGAGGATGGACGAGGTCGTCCGCACGCTGAAGTCGCGGTACCCGGGGATCGGCGAGTTCATGCACCGCACCGAGCAGCAGGGGAAGCTCCGCGCCGAGACCGAGGGGCAGGCGTACGTCGTGACGCCGATCGGGCGTCGGCTACCGGCCGACGAGGGGCGGATCTACACGCTCACAAACTACCAGATCCAGTCATCGGCGGCCGACGTGCTGAAGCAGGCGCTGGTGAGGCTCGACGCGGCCGGGTACCACGAGTGGATGGTCCTGCCCGTGCACGACGAGGTCGTCATGGACATCCCGGCGGACCTCGCCGAGCAGGCGAAGAACGAGGTGCCGACCATCATGCAGGAGGTCGAGCATGCAGTACCGTTGACCGCGGAGTCGGAGGGCCCGTTCTCGCGATGGGGCGAGAAGTACCTCTGACGGACAGGAGGACGAGCCGTGATCGTCATGGGGGTGGACCCCGGCCTGCTCACAGGCGCATGCCTCGTGGAGTTCGGGGACGACGGGGCGTGCGAGCTCCGCAGCGCCCGCGAGATCGAGTTCCAGGAGATCGAGTCGTGGTGCACGGCGTTCCTCGGGATGAGCGACGCCGTGGTCGCCGAGCGGTTCATCATCAACAAGCAGACTATCGGGAAGTCCCAGGCCCCGTACTCGCTCGAGGTGATCGGGGCCTTCCGGCTCATGTGCTACCGGTACGAGCGGTCGCTGCAGCAGCAGAGCGCCGCGGACGCGAAGTCGACGGTGGACAACAGCGCGCTGAAGGGCCTCGGGCTGTGGTTCAAGGGCGGCGAGGGGCACGCGAACGACGCGATCAGGCACGCGGTCCTCTACGCCCTGAGGACCGGGTGGAAGCCGTCCGAGGCGTACCGGGAGTCCGTCGCCGGGGCCGGTTGACCGGCTTGACACCGGGGGGTATGCTCAAGGCCTAAGCATCACGAGGACTGAGAGAATACTCTTGTTAGCAGATCTGTACAAGGACGGCAGGCGCATCGCGTGCGCCACCGAGTTCCGCCAGCGCGAGCTGATCAGCAGCGTGCCGGGGGCCCGGTGGAGCCGCGAGGACGGCATGTGGCTGGTCCCGCTCTCGTGGTCCGCGTGCATCGCGCTCCGCACGACGTTCGGCGACGACCTGGTCATCGGGGACTCGCTGCGCGAGTGGGCCGAGGACTACCGGGAGCGCATCCTCGTCCCCGCCGCGGAGTTCCGCGACGCGTTCTCCGCCGACGGCGACCCCGACCTGTTCCCGCACCAGCGCGCCGACGTCCAGTACCTCGCGGGCGTCCGCCGGGCGATCCTGGCGTCCTCGATGGGCACCGGGAAGAGCGCCTCCACGATCCGCACCATGGTCGAGCTGACCCGCCGCGGCGAGGACGTGTTCCCCGCGCTCGTCGTCTGCCCGAACTCGGTGAAGTACAACTGGCAGCGCGAGTTCTCCGCCTGGTGGCCCGGGGTGGTCTCCACCGTGGTCCACGGCACCGCGGTCCAGCGCCGAAAGCAGTTCCTGAAGCCGTCGAACGTCTACATCATCAACTACGAGTCGCTGCGCTCCCACTCCCGCCTCGCGCCCTACGGCTCGATCGCGCTGCGGCGCTGCGTCGCCTGCGGCGGCGAGGATCCGAAGGTCACCCCGGCGCGCTGCGAGGTGCACGTCCGGGAGCTGAACGAGATCGGGTTCCGCACGGTCGTCGCCGACGAGGTCCACCGCGTGAAGGACCCGAAGTCGAAGCAGAGCCGCGCCCTGAAGGCGGCGGCGTCCGGCGCCGAGTTCCGCTACGCCCTGACCGGCACCCCGATCGCGAACAGCGTGATGGACCTCTGGTCGATCCTGAACTTCATCGACCCCGACGAGTGGCCGTCGCGCGTCCGCTGGACGGAGCGGCTCCTCGACATCGTCTACAACGTGTTCGGCGGCGTCGTCGTCTCCGGGGTGAAGGCCGACCGGCAGCACGAGTTCGACGCCACGGTCGCGCCGCGGATGAGGCGCATGACGAAGGAGGTCGTGCTCCCGTTCCTGCCGCCGATCATGGAGGAGCGGCGGGACGTCGAGATGACGCCGAAGCAGCAGAAGGCGTACGACCAGCTGCTCACCAGCTTCATCGCCGAGCTGGAGGGGAGCGAGCCGCTGGTGGCCGTCGGCGCGATGACGAAGATGCTGCGGCTGCTGCAGATCGCATCGTCGTACGGCGAGGTGGAGGTCTCCATCGTGGAGGACGTCGACGACTTCGGCGCCATCGTCCAGCGCGAGGTGCAGAAGCTCGTGCTGACCGCTCCGTCGAACAAGGTGGACGCGTTCCTCGACGACCTCGCGGACTTCGAGGGGCGGCAGGTCATCGTGTTCGCGGTGTCGAAGCAGCTCATCATGCTCCTCGCGGCCGCCCTGGAGAAGAAGGGGGCGTCCTACGGGCTGATCGTCGGCGGGCAGTCGATGCTCGACCGGCAGATCGCCATCGACGACTTCCAGGACGGGAAGACGCAGTTCGTCCTCGCCACGGTCGGCGCGGGAGGGACCGGGATCACGCTGACCGCGGCCGACACGGTCGTGTACCTCCAGCGGTCGTGGTCGCTCATCGAGATGGACCAGAGCCTCGCGCGCTGCCACCGTATCGGATCCGAGCGGCACGAGAGCATCACGCGCATCGACTACGTGACGCCCGGGACCGTCGAGGAGGTCGTGATCGGCGCGCTGGACGGGAAGTTCGAGGGGCTGGAGAACCTCGTGAAGGACCGGGAGCTCCTCAAGCGGGCGCTGACGGAGGGCGGCAGCGGTGGCAGTTGACCGGGTCGAGGTCGCCATCCAGTGCGACGACATCCTCGGGGAGGGGATCGAGGTGCTCGGGCTCATCGTGGAGGCCCTCGGGCTGGACCCCGAGAACGACGTCGACGCCGTCGCCACGTCGTCGGAGGACGGCGAGCCCGTGCTGCTCGCGGTGCTCGGCAAGAATCTCTCAAACTACCAGGAAGAAGGCAGGAAGAATGACGGGGAGTAGCAGCATCGTCACAGAGCCGGTGGAGGTCTCCAACTCGGAGATCACCATGTTCAAGAACTGCCGGAGGCAGTGGTGGCTCACATATTACCGGAAGCTCCGCCCGATCCACCGCGACGTCGTCGGGGCGCTCCCGTTCGGGTCGCGCATCCACGCCGCGCTGGAGATGTACTACAAGGAGCGCTCCGACCCTCTGACCGCGCACGCCGGTCTGGTGGAGGAGGCCCGCCTGGACCTGATGGCCAACGGCGAGGACACCAGCAAGCTCGACGAGGAGGCCGAGCTCGGCCGCATCATGCTCGAGGGCTACATGGAGTGGGTCGAGATGGAGGGGATCGACTCCGACCTCGAGGTCATCGGGGTCGAGGAGGTGCTGAAGCACCGGATGGACCTGGCGAACGGCTCCCAGGTGGTCCTCATCGGGAAGATCGACCTGCGCGTGCTCAAGCGGCGCACCGGGACCAGGGCGGTGCTCGACATCAAGACCGCGGCGTCGTTCGACCCGTTCAACGCCACGGTGCACATGAACCCGCAGCTCAAGACGTACCAGCTCTTGGACCGTATCGAAGGAGATCCGTCCACAAGGATCGACGGGGGTATGTTCCGGCTGCTCAAGAAGGTCAAGCGGACCGCCCGCGCGACGCCGCCGTTCTACCAGGACATCTACGTCCAGCACAACGACTTCACGATGCGGACCTTCTGGAACCAGCTCCAGGGCGTGCTCATGGAGATGGACATCACCAGGACTGCGCTCGACCAGGGCGGGGACACCAACATGTTCGCCTTCCCGAACCCGACCCGGGACTGCACCTGGCGCTGCAAGTTCTACCAGGTGTGCCCGCTGTTCGACGACGGCTCGGCGGTCGATTCCGCGATTGCTGACATGTATACTGTAGGAAATCCGTACGACTACTACCGGGACCGCTCCCAGGACGAGATGTCTTGATATGGTCTCTCAGAGAAGATGATGACGACAATGGCGACGACAGAACCTGCCGAGGTGCAGAAGACCCTGAGCATCCTCATCCACGGGCCCAGCAAGGCGGGGAAGAGCTTCTTCTCCATCAGCGCCCCGGGGCCGAGGCTGCTGCTCGATGCGGAGCACGGGCACAAGTTCCTGCCCATCAAGATCCGGTACTGGGACCCGGTGGTCGAGGCGCCCCCGGAGTACGACGGGAGCTGGGACACCTGCGTGGTCGTGGTGCGGAACTACGACACCGTGCTGCGCACGTACCAGTGGCTCCTCAGCGGGAAGCACCCGTTCAAGTCGCTGATCATCGACAGCATCTCCGAGGTGCAGCAGAAGTGCCTGGAGCAGCTCGCCGGTCGCGAGCAGCTGAAGATGCAGCAGTGGGGCGAGCTCCTGCGGCACATGACCGGGCTCATGCGGGACATCCGCGACCTGACCATGCACCCCACCAACCCGCTGACCGCGGTCGTCATCACGGCGATGACCGTGCACAAGGACGGGAAGTGGCGCCCGTACCTGCAGGGCGGGTCCGGCATCAGCGCCCCGTACTACTGGGACGTCACCGGCTACATCCAGGTCGAGGAGCACCAGCACCCCGACCCGACGCAGGGCACGTTCGTCGTCCGGCGCCTCTACATCGGCCCCAGCAACGAGTACGTCTCGGGCGAGCGGGTCGCCGGGAGGCTCGGGACCATCGTCGAGCAGGACGACCTGTCCGTCGAGAAGATGATCGAGCGGATCTACAGCACCACCAGCACCACCAGCACACCAACCAGCACTCAAGGAGAGTGATACCAGTGGCTGACAAGTCATGGAGCCAGATGTTCGACGAGGCTGGCGGCGAGGACGCCTCCCCGCTGCCCGCGGGGCGGTACGACTTCGCCGTCCAGACCGCGCAGAAGAAGACGACCCAGAACGGCAAGACGATGTTCGTCATCAAGGCGGTCGTCGAGAGCGGCCCGCAGGCCCGCAAGGCCGTGTGGAACAACTTCGTCGTGTCGCCCGAGTCCGTCGACTCGATGGGCGTGTTCTTCCGCCAGATGTCGGCCCTCGGGCTGGGGCGGGACTTCTTCCGCGCCAACCCGAGCGACGACCAGATCGTCGACCGGCTGAAGCTGGCCCGGTTCGCCGCCGAGGTCGGGCACGAGACCTGGCAGGGCGTCGAGCGCCCCAAGTTCACGCGCATGTACCCGGCCGGTCCCGGCACCGCGGGAGCGGTCCTGCCGCCCCCTCCGGTGACCGCGCAGGCGCCCGCCCAGACCCTGCCCCCGCCGCCCCCGGTGGCCGCGGTGCAGGCCCCTCCGGTGCAGGCGCAGGTGCAGGCGCCCGCCGCTCCCGCGGCCGTCCACAGCGACCCGGCGAACCCGCCGGTGGCGCCCCAGACGGCTCCCCCGGTCCCCGCCGAGGCCGCGGTCATCCCGCCGCCCCCGCCGCCGACCACCCCGTTCTGATATCACGGAGCCCCGTGCAGCGCTGCTGCACGGGGTTCCGCACGTAGGAGGATGAGATGGACGACAACAAGTACCTGTGGGCGATCGGCCAGGTGGACCAGAAGTACCCGGTCGGCAGCCCGACGAACGTCGCCCTGCACGTGGCGCTGAACGTGTTCGAGCGGATCGTCTCCGACGCCGAGGAGCCGGGCGTCGACGTCATGGAGGTGCACTCCGAGCTCGGCCGCCTGCTCCGCGGCGAGCCGCTCGACCCGGTCTCGGACCCGTCGGTGTGGGCACCGGCGTCCCAGTACCACGAATACTCGGACAGGGCCCGGGTGGCGCCCGGGTACGACGGCCCGGGCAGCGGGTGGCAGGTCAACGGGAGGACCGGGACCATCGTCGGGAAGCGGCACGGATACTTCGTCATCGAGTTCGACTCGGACGTGGACGGCGCCCCGAGGACGCTCCACGCGCGGCCCGCCGCCTTCGAGGTCGACATCCGCCACCTGGTCGGGGAGCGGCAGCCGCAGTGATCATGACGCTCACGGCGGCGTTCAACGCCACCGGCATGTCCGACGCGGCCGAGACCGCCGCCAGCGTCTGGTGCAGCTTCACGGGGAGCGCCGACTCCATCCTCCCCGAGGACTCGACGCTCGACGTGGAGATGATCGAGCCCGAGGGCGTCGTCTCCCGCACGGTGATGTGGCGGGCCGTCCTGACCGTCAGGACCGGCGCGGACCTCCGGTACGGAGAGCCTCCCCCGGGAACCCTCCGGGGCTAGGATCGTCCAAGACCTGCTGACCGGCGGAGGCCCTTGTGACTTACGACAGCGCGCGACCGTGGGAGCCGACGAGTCCCGGCATCGCCCGGGCGATCGAGGACATCTTCCGGGTGCTGGTGATCGACAACACCAGCGGGCAGGTCACGGCGCAGGACGTCCGCGACGCGTTCGACATCGTCCTGAGCCGCGTGTACAACCAGGCGTTCCTCGCCTACGACCCGGGCATGCCGTACACCGCCGGGTCGGTCGTCCACGTGGTCGAGGGGCCGAGGACGGTCCTCTACGCGACGCCGTCCGCGGTCCCCAAGGGCCCCGGGAACGCCCCCGGCGAGAACCCGGCGTGGCAGCCGGTCGTCCCGCCGGACCTGGAGGCGTCCCTCGGCGACCTCTCCACCATCAACATCGTCGGGGGCCTGTCGGCGTTCGTCTCCGACGTGTCGCGGCGGCTGACGGCGCTGGAGCCCGGGCCGACCGTCGGCGGCACCGTGGTGGAGCTCAAGGTCGACAGGCTCAACGGGCGGCTCAGGATCGCCAGCAGGGGGATGCTCCCCCCGTCCCCCGCAGAGTCGGACGTCGTGTTCCGGCTGGCCAAGACCCCGCTGTCCTCGGGCGGGACCGTCATCGCGGACCCGTCCGGGATCGACGACCCCGCCATCGCCGACCGCATCAGCTACGACAGCAGCGGGACCGGGCGGTTCATCGGGGAGGTCGTCGCCGCCAACGGCGTTCCGATGACCAAGGCCTGGCTGAAGGAGGCCGTGACGGTACCGGCGGACCCGGCCGCCCTCAGCCCCACCTACCGATGCGTCCAGATCGAGGCGCAGTCCCTCCCTCCGTCCCTGATGGTCAAGGGCGTCGTGATCCCCGAGGCCCCC